TTCTAGGAATAGTAGAATTCATAGGAATTAAACTGCCCTCCGTTATCTCTCTATTAACATACTCAGTCTTTAAATAGCCACTTAATAAATTTAATTGATAACTTCCTCCAGCTATTGCAACGTCTGGAAAAAAGCTAGTAGTCCAAAATCCAGCTACAGTATTCGGCGATGGTAAATAAATCATTCTAACGGCATACTGTAAAACTATTCTTACTTTCTCACCTTCATTTAAATAAACATTATCTACATTGATAGTGTATTTATTTCTAATAGTATTTTCATTTGGCATTATACCATACACATCATCAAAAATATTAATATAGCCAACACCGTTTATATTAAAAATTCCAGCAGTGTGTAAAGCATCAAAGCCATCAGTTGAGCTAGTCCAAGTCGGATTAGCAGCATTAGTGACTGTACTTCCAGCAGTATTTGGAGGGAATCCAGTATCATTATTCATACCATAGCTAAGAGTGTCTAAATGTTCTATAAAAACATTAGAAGAGCTATATCTTCTAACCTGTATATGACCCTCAATATATCCGTTATTGACGTAACTGTCACCTATTCCTACTAGAGGAGTACTAGGACTAGTAAAAACTCCCTGTAATTGTAACATAGTACTAATATTATAGTACCCAGCTTTTCCTACTTGAATCTCTAATATACCAGTACTATTATTATATACATTGCCAGTGTCCCTAACTTCATTAGTGTATTTAATAAAATTACCGTCATAAGCAGTAAGTGAGGTAGTTTGTAATGGAGTTACATAAGTATTTGAGCCTACCGTTTCCTGGGGAGTGTCAACTTCAATAATTCTATTTTGAATAGCTGTATCATCTAAATTAAATTCTTTATTGTTAAAAGGAACTATTAGAGTATTAAATAAACTACTATTAAAAAAGCTACTAGTGTAAGTATAGCCAGCACTATCAAAAATAGCGTCTATATATTTTTTAACTTTAATAGCTGGATATAAACTAGGGACAGTCCAATTTTCAGTACCAGGCTCTAGTATATAACCGTAATTAATCATAGGATAAACGTAGTCAGTAGTTAAAGGTAAATTCCAAGTAGCCGACTGATTAGCTTTAGTATAAGCGTGATCTAGAGAGCTTAGGTCTAAGTCTGTTAATTCATTATTTTGTAAGTCAGCTATAAAATTACCTACTCTACCTATTATAATACAGTTGTATATAATCTCACCGTCTATGTTTTTAATTGACTTAATTTGTAAGTAGCCATCTATTTGGACCTCACCATTAACTAAATAAGTTACATTAGTCTTTAAGTTAGGGTTAAAAGTTTGTAGGTCAGTATTTAAATCAAATATGTGTTCAAATATTTTATTAATCTTTTTACTAGCTGGTAATTCTATAGTCTTAGAATAGTCCGCTTTCCTAGTGTCTGGCTTTGCTATGTCAGCAATATTAAAAGTTAAGTTAGGATTTAAAGACCCTATTAACTCTACACTCTCACCGTTTATATATAGTTCTTCTTTTAACATTATCCGCTACAGCTTTCACAGTTTTCGTCTTCTATATTACAAGTCCTTTCTGGTACTGGTAATTTTTCCATTTTCTTAATTAACTCCTCTAGGTTTGTTTGTTTATTATCCATTTTAAAATCTTTGTCTATAATTATCCATACTAAGCTCTAAGTCTATACTTAAATTAAATATGTTATCTGTACTACTTACTTTCTCTTCCCAGTTGCCCTCTATGTTTTTAATTGGAATTCGTCTTACTTCAGTAGTTCCTGTAGGGGTTGTATACTCATCTAATAAATAAACCTCTGGACTTTCTATAAGTTCTAGTAGCCAGTTAAAGGTTGCGACATCTACCCAGTCTGAATTTAATTTCATTTTACTAGTTGACTTAGTATAGTACTGTATTTTTTCTCTATTGCTAATAGAATAATCTATAGCACCTGTCAAAGTATTTAAGTCACTAGGATTAGCTTTTAAGAATTTCCTATCTATTTGTTCACTATGTCTAGATACCTTAGTAAAGTTATAATAATCAAAGCCTCCTAGACTATTTAAAAATTCTAGTCTTCTAGTTTCATATCTACAGTCAGTATCTATTTTAAAACTAAATAACTCAGTCATTGTATTATTAGGGGTAGTATTAGTGTGATTTAATCTAAGCCCATAATTTACAATAGTACTATCTATTATAGGTTGTGATCCAGAGCCAGGAAAAAAACTAGGGTCAATAGCATTTATAGAAGCTGGAGCTATAGGTATTGCTATTATCTTAATGTCTGGAATTATAGTAGCAATGTCAAAAACAAATTTACTAATAGTCCCAGTATTGTCTTCAGTCCAATATTGAATATATTGAATGTCAGTACTATGTAAAGCATATATAAAACCCTGGTCTGTTAATCTTACTTTTTGGCTTCTACTATCAAAACTAGTTATATCTAAAGTAACACTATCATAAGTAGCTGGATAATTTGGTGAGTTAGTTAAGAATTTTTTGGTACTAGCTACAGGACCTACTAATGTAAATTTAGTAGGCATATATTTAAGATAATAGTCAGTACTTTGCCAGTCATAAAAATTAACTAAATCTCTTCTATAGTTTGGTAGGCTAGCATTTATACTAATTAAACTAGTTTCACTTACACTAGAAGTGTCTGGCATAGTTACTGTTTGATTCATATCAATAGTATAAGTACCCCCATTATAATGCTGCCACCCATACCTTATAATAATACCTATATCTGAAAGAGTAGTTAAAAAAGCAGAGTTAATATTAGTACCGTTTAAATCTATTAGATTACTACTTACATAACTTTCAACTATACCAGAAATATCAAACCTACCAAAACCTCCGTCTGCAATAGGTGGCACTTTTAACCTACCTATTAAATTAGCAGCTGCTACACTACCGTTGTAAACATCTAATAAATAAGAAAACCCTTCATAACCTCTAGTAGTCGCTGAGGTTTCTTTTACAACTACTTCAATAGGATTGTATACCGTTCTATAGTCCTGTGGATAATGTTTTACTTCTAAACTCATTTTTCTAATATTTCTTTTAATCCTTTTGCTACTCTTTCACCAGACACTACCCTTATGTCTGTTTTAAATCTGTCGAATGTCTCACCGTAAAAAGTCTCTTTCATACAATTGTCGAAAAAGTATCTAGGTCTAATTCCTTTATGAGCTATTGACGTTCTAACAGCATATTCATTTAAGTCTTTACTTTTAGCCCATTGTTTGATATGATTAACACTAGGACCTTTTTTAAATTGATAAGGACTGTCTGGAGCTTTTATTTCCCAGTATTCGTTTTTAGTTTTTTTCTTTCCTCCTATACCTTTGACACCTTTATTAAGATAGTCGTAGTAGTCAGCCATAAATAAAGTAGCTACCATTCTAAAGCCAAACATTTTAATAGGCATTTTAATTGACTCTAATAGACCTCCTTTATAAGTTAGCTTTTCTTTTTTTACTGACTGCTTTAAACAGAAAACCATATCCGCAGCAATATTATTAAACACCTCAGATAGTGTACTAGGGTTATCTATTTTAACCTCTTCTAGTTGGTTAACATCAAATCCGAATATATCTAACTGTTCACTCATTATCTACGTTTCATTTTTTGCATTTGATCTTTATGTATTTGCATATGTACTTTTTGTTTATCACTATAGTAAGCTACTATATTTAACGCTTTTATTACATTCCATTCCAAAACTATATCCCATTTGTCTATCCTACTATTAGTTAAATTGTCTAGTGTTTGCCACCATCCCCACCTTTTATTGAAGTTATCTCTGTCTCCGCTTCTCTCTTCAGTCTCTCCGCTTCCTCCATCAAACAGGTTTTTATAATTTCCGTTAAGGTCTCCGAGTGAGTGTAAAAAAAAACCCCTATAGGATAGGCTATAGTCATAGGCATATTGTCAAAAAAGTTTTGTTGTGTTTCCCTTATCAACTCAGCATCCATCTTAATATTATGCCACATAAAAAAACGTTTCTTAATAGGTCTACAAATAGTAGTTAGTATTCTATGTAGGTTATTAAATATAGCCTCCTGGTCATCTTTAGCACTTTGTAATATTTCCATAATATTTATATACTCTGCAAATATTAAATTTTGTGCTTTAAGTTCAAATTTATACCATTTGTCACCTATCTTAAATTTATTGTTTTTTAGTTCTCTAGGTAATTCAGTCTCTAAGAATGACATTTTTTCTTTAATACTTTGGTACTGCTCTAGACTAATATTTTTAATTACTTCTTTTTTTTGTCCAGTTAACACTGCTAGTATGTTTATGACTCTGTTTATTGGAGTTAACTCTGAGTTTAACACTGGTCTTAGGTTTATGTATTTACCTATTGTAACATCTTCCCACTTTGTTGGTATTGTGATTCTCATATTTCTATATATAACAAATTTTTTAATTATAACAAAAACACTAAAAATAAATTTTAATTAAATACTAAACAACTAAACACTAACTAAATAAAACAACTCAACATCTATTTAAACACTATTTAGATAAGTTCTAAGACACTCAAATAGTTTTTTAGTATATTCATATAGGTTAGTCTTTTTTAGTTGCTTAAATCTCTTTATTTTAATTATGCTGGTTTTTATTCTTATTTTATCTTTTCTTTTATTGTCTTTTCTTATCTTATATAACCCCATTTGCTCAGCATTTGCTGACCATTTGCTTAGCATTTGCTATTTTTTCCTCTGTTAAAAAAAAAGAGGAAGTAACGCTCTTTTGCCGACTACTTCCTCTATACACAAATTATGAAATACTTATCAATAAAATCTAGTGTAAATATAATGAATTTTATCGTATTGAATACCAACCTCTATTATTTTCTTTTAAATGTATTAAAGCAACGTATCTCAAAGCATCTAGTAAGTGATCTGCTCCTATTGGCTTTTGCAGACTATTACCGTTTTTATCAGTAGCCCATTTGTAAGTCCTAAACTCTTTTCTTAGGTTACTACTACTAACTACATTTATTTTAAATCGTTTTAAGATGTCTATTCCGTTAAGTATACTATCCCTTCCTTTTGTAGCTGGCTTAGCGTTTAATCCTAGTCTGTATAACTCCTCAATACTCTTAGGCTCGGCACTATCACAAATAACCTCGTCCCTACCTACAATAGGTCTTAGTCTTTCTGCTAGGTCCTGGTTAGTTAGACCTCTTTCATAGATAATCTCTTTTAAATATAGTTCGTCGTCTTTTCTGTAAACTTTCAAAGCAGCTGAAGGGTCTAAACTATAGCCAAAATCTAAACCTACCGCTACTAACTTACAGTCCGGCATACTATCCACATACTTGACATTTTCGTATATTAAACCACTAATATTACCATACTCTCCTAGTCCGTATATCTTCCAAAACTCCTTATCCGTTTGCTGTAGGTATTCTATTTCTTTAATTAGTGACTTAGGTAGGAATGAATTATTTTTATAGTTAGATACTATTACCTCAACGTCTCCCACTTCATTAGAACGCTTTATTTCTAATTCCTGGTTAATCCAAATCTGCTCATCGTCTGGGTTAAAGTCTAAAAAGATTTTATTTTCGGTTCTCATTAGTAACTGGAAAAACTCCTGTTTGTATTCTAATTCGTTAGCTTCATTACAGTATAATATATTTCTTTTAGCTCCTCTTAGCTTTTGCTCATCATCTGCTCCTATAAACTCTACTAATCTTTTACCGTATCTGTATTGTTTTTTAGTTTTGTTGTGATCTATACTACTATACCAGCCTTCAGCTTTTAGAATGTCCTCAAAGTCTCTTATGACAGTACCATCTAAATTAGTTCTATACTTTCTTACAGTGGTCCAAACTCCCTCAGTAATATAATTACCATTACCATAGTTTCCACTAATTAACCATAAAGCACAAAGCTGGTTAAGACTCCAGGTCTTACTGCTCCTAGTACCTCCTCTATTTATTACTATCTTAGCCTTAGAATCGTAGTTACGTTCGAATATTTCAGTCGCTTCCACGCTTTATGTTGATATTGATATTATGGACAGTCTGTTCTATTTCCTGTTTGTCTGGAGCGTTTAAACCAAACATCTTAGCTATTGAATCATAAGCTCCTCTATAATCACTTCCTTTGACCATTTCCTTAAGTAAATAGAATTTGGCTTTCTGGTCCTTAGTTAAGTTTTCTTTTGCTGCTAGGTCCATTAGATACTCCCAGCTTTTAATCATTTTAAAATAGCCCTCAGCTACTTCCTTCCTAGTTATTTGGAAGTCCTCAGCTTCTTTTTTTTGTAACTCTTTCACCCTTACCGATATATTACCATTTTTAAGAAGTTCACTAGCCTTAACTGCAATAACATCATTACTAGTAGTTTCGCTAACATCATAAGCTCGTCTATAAGCCTCTGAAGCGTTGCCAGTGTTAATATACTCCTCAGCGAATTTTCTTTGTTTAGGTGTTAGCTTTTTAGTCATTCTTTTGTCTTAGTGATACCTTTAATAATATTAGATAGCCTATTAAGTCTGTAACAGTGTCCTCTGTATTGTCATTAATTCCTTTGTTTTT